TCCAGGGAGAGTTTGTGTTTCCGTCGTATTTTACGGCAATAATTCCATAACTTGTGATGGGATGGGGGCATGACCTGAATAGATGACCCTCTATGTGGCAATTGGAACATGTAAAACGTCGTGTGTCATGGTCCGTATGGTACGACATATCCTTATAGGGGCTACTTCAATCCCTCTTTAGACGGGGGGGGATGCGACCCCGCAGGGGTCACCTCCCCCCTAGCCCCCCTCAAGTAGTTTGGAACCAGTCTCTGACCTCCCTGACCATCCCGACCTACTTGAGGGGGGCCTGGGGGGAGGCAGGCCACTGCGTGGCCGCATCCCCCCCTTAAAAAATAGAAACTATCTAGAGATGCACTTGAGTCCCACGGTATGGGGGCCCTTCTTCTGGCACACGATCCACATTGCCGCACTCGGCTATCCCAAAGAGCCCACCTATACGGAAAAGCGGGCTGCCAAGGAATTTTTCGAGAGTCTCCAGTTCTTGATTCCCTGTAGCGTGTGCCGAGACCATTATTCCAACCACATGAAGGCCAAGCCTATCACCACCTTTTTGGATCGCCGTGCCGATCTGTTCCGCTGGACCATCGACATCCACAACGAGGTCAATAAGGCACTTGAGAAACCCACCTGGACCGAACAGGAGGTGCTGGCTTATTACCAGAAGCTGGGGCAACGAGACCGCAGCCCTGTCTGGAAAAAAGAGGATATGCAGGAGGTCGATACGGCGAGTTTTGTGAGGGGGTTTCTGGTCGGATTCGGCGGCATTGGCCTTCTGGGAGGGGGGCTCTACGGTCTTCACCTCCTCAATATGATATAGGGGGACCTCCAACCCCCTGCGGGGGTTGGCCTCCCCCTAGCCCCCTGTCGTTATAGTGCCGTACATGTTATTATTCAACACTAGACGTTTCCCCTGTCTGCTCCGCCACCTGCTCTCCCACCTGCTCCGTCACCTGCTCCTCTGTCGGTCTGCGAGGAGTCATCGGGTCGTTACCAAGCCTATACTTGTTCGCAATATCCAGGGTTGTGAACGTTATAACGCTTACCAGAAGGGCCGTAAAGGTGGCACCCATGAGAAGGGGATTCATCATGGCCGTAAGGACATACAGGAAGAGAAGGGCACTGTACCACACGGCCTGGAGGGTGGCATAGACAAGGCCAACGACAACAAAGGGGGTTAGAAATAGGCCAAGAGGATTCAATGGCTTGTTCTGAATCAGAAGAAGAATCAGAACAAGACTTATCCACCCCCCGAGGCCGGCCGAAATTTCCAAAGGTGTCATTCTGGCGTGATGCTGTATACCTGTTTGTTCTTAACCGGCCTCCTTCAAATTTTCATGTCACTCACTATCAGGGTATGACCGCGACGAGAAAGCACAGAACAGGGACCCGACAAGGGACCCGAAAGGGCGGCGTCCAGAAGATTGTCGTGTCCAAGGTCCTGACCGACGAGGCCATCGAAGCCAAGGAGGGAACCTTTCAGAACGCAGAAGGGTGCCGCATTCTTCGACAGAACGCCGACGTCTATACCACGGATGGCAAACTTTTGGCCAAGTTCCGCAAGAACGTCTTTTCCAAGGCACTGATACAACTCGGCTGGGATTCCTTCTACCAGGCCGCCGGAGCTTCCAGAAGCCGGGGCGCCGCCGCCGGCCCCATTAACCCCAAGTCCAAGTACTGGCGTAAACGCAAAATCGTCAAGAACAATGGCTGGTGGGCCTCCTACGAGAACGAACAGGGGGGCGAGAGCAAGATGCGGGTCAATAACACCGTCTTTTCGTCCGTCGTCGGCTATTTCGAGGCCACGCCGTTTGCCAAGGTGCCGTGCCGCATGACGTCCTACACGCAGAAATACTTCCAGGGATATCGAAAGGGGATTCCCTTCTTACAGGCCATCGACCGGCAATTCCAAAAGTTGGTGCCGGCCCCCTATCGGGCCCAGCAGAAGCGCATCAAGTCCACCCCCGCCTATCGCATCGCCGACACGGCCTTCTCGTCCGTCACGATTAACCGCAACTTTCGGACGGCCCTTCACAAGGACGCCGGCGACTTCAAGGACGGCTACGGGAATTTGACAGTTCTGGAGAGGGGGAAATACCACGGAGGCGAGACCCTCTTCCCCCAGTACGGGGTCGGGATTGACTTGAGGGCGGGGGATTTTGTGGCCATGGACGTCCACGAGTGGCACTGTAACGCCCCGATGACCGAGACGGCCGAGGATGCGGCGTTCAACAAGGGACTCGACCCCGTCTATACCAAGTCGGAGGTGGGGGCACAAGGGGAGGACGAGCGGTGGACCCGCATCTCCTTTGTGTGTTATGTCCGGGAGAAACTTGCGGACTGCGACACCAAGGCCACCGAGGCCTATTACAAGCGCATCCACTTTGACCCTGAGACGGGCCCTGACGAATCTAAATAGGAAATGTGAAGAGGGGGGTAGATGGCATCCCTCGAAGGTGATGAGGCGTTTGCGGCGGTCCATGCGGCTCTGACGGGTCGTAAGCCGGCGGCGGTCGGAAAACTCGGCTCGTTTGAACTCGAACTTGCCTATTTTCGGTTCAAGTCAAGGCGTATGACCATACCCCCCGCCATTCTTCCAAAGATACTCCAGTCTCTGTGTCGACACACGGGCCTGTTCCCTCCCACTCAGGAGACGGCCTGCCGAATGGCCGATGAACTCCTCCAATCTCTTCTGTTCTTGGATTGTACGCCCAACTGGTATATGAAAGACCAGGCCCAGGAACTCCTGGGCGCCTTTGCTAAGAAGGCCCAGCAAGTCTCACTCGAGACTCTCGAGTGCTTCTTGTCGCCGAACCCTGCTCATTGGTGGACGGCTACGAAAGCCCGCATTCTCGTCATCAGCCCTTTTGCGGCCTCTGTGGACGCGCAGGTTCCCCATCTTCAGGACATTTGGGCCTCTCGGAAAGGCCTCTGGCACCCCGAGTCCACATTTCAAACAATTGCCTTTCCGCTCTCGTTCGGGGTTCAGAGTTCCGAGATCCAGGAGGACATGCTCGCCAAATGGACTGATTCCCTCGGTCTCATTCGAGCTGTCCAGGCCCAGATGGACGCTATCGACTATGACGTGGCCATCGTAGGCGTCGGCATCCACTCGCTGCCCCTCGTGGCCCATGCGAAACGCAAGGGCAAGAAGGCCATTCACATGGGCGGATCGACCCAACTCCTGTTCGGAATTCGAGGGGGGCGGTGGGACACGATGGCGGAGTTTCAGCCGCTCTTTAATGAACACTGGGTCCGGCCAGATTCGGCCAAGGAGCGACCGACTCACTTTGAGGCGGTGGAAAACGGATGCTATTGGTAGAGGACCCTATGCCGATTGAACTTCCAATCTATGCTCGCAGTTCGAAGCGGTTCACAGACCCCTACGCTCTTGCGACTCCCACCACCTCGTGGGGTGGCATTGTCGGATACATACTCGGAATCTTTCTCGTTCTTGTCGTGATTCTGGTAATTATCAACTACACGATTACCCCCATTTTTCGTCTCTATCCTGGCGGACCGGGGTACATACCGATTCCTGGCGGGGATTCGAGTCAAATCTACTGGAAACAGGGGAGTGGAAAGCCTGCCGTATTTAGCCCTTTTTTTGATATAAGTACGAATGTGGTGGCCACTTCTACTCAGTGGTCCTTTGCACTCGACATTGATATTAAGAATCCGATGCACGTGTCGAAGTCCCCCCGTATTTTATTTCACAGGGGCCCTCCCCTTGATGTATCGGGGACTCCTACTGAGGGAAATACGACCACCATCCAAGGACTCTTGGGCAATTACAATGTAGCCTTTGCCTTGTTGCCCGATACGACCGACCTGGTGGTTAGCGTTTTGACGGCCGATACGACAAACACCTATATGGAAAATGTGATTCTACAGAATGTGCCCGTTCAGACCCCATTTCGGGTAGGAGTCACCATCTCGGACACCGCCATGGAAGTCTACCTAAACGGAATGCTACAGCGGACGAGGACCTTTACACCTGGAACGACCCCCGTCAATGCTACGGGTATGTTCTATCCTCCCCAGGCCATCAATGCCGAAATCGCCAAGGTGGCGAATCTCCATCTCTGGAGTTCGGTCATTTCGGCCAATCAGATGCGCTATGCCTCGCCTGCGCTCATGACCGTCAAGCCGAGCGAGAAGACGGATATTCCTACGTCGTCGTGTGGTTCTGGTTCTGGCTCTGGTTCTGGCTCTGGTTCTGAACAGGCCATCGATACGAGTCTATCCTCTTGGTCTAGTACATTTCAGACGAATCTGGGAAGTCTGTCGTCGTCTATTCAATCAAGCGTAAACGGTGCCTCGTCGGCAAGCACGTCTCCTGGCACAATGACCACGACCTCCTCGTAAGCATTTCAAAAAATCCTACATCCTACTAGGGAAATGGCCATCTTAGTAACGTCCTTTATCATCATACTCCTTGCTACAATCGTCGTCTATACGGTCATCGGGATTGTATATTCTTCGTCCAATACCTATACGGATTTATTGCCCTCCTTGACAAGTCTTAGCAAAGAGACGCAGATTGTGGACTCCGGGACCGTCAAGACATCTCTTCTGTCCCAGGGGGGGAGCACGGTGGCCGGGTTTTTCAATGTCCAGTTCGGGGACCGAACGATTCGGATGAAGGGTCCGCTCATAACTCCTGAACCTTCCAACCAACATCCCGCTCTCACCTATACGACGTTGCTCGGTGTCAAGGGTTCGTTCGAATTCCAGATTGCCCCGTCGAGACTCTTTTTTGACGTGTCAGGAGGTTCCAACGTACAGATTCCCCAGTCCACGGCCCAACTCATCGTCTACACGACCCACAGGGAGTTTATCACAATTCCCTTGCCGCCCCTGACCCTGCAGAAGTGGGTCTTTATAAGTATTCTGAGAGACGGGCGCCGATTCGACGTCCTGTACGACGACAAGATTGTAGCCTCGCACCGCATCGACGTCTACCCCCTGTCCATCTCAAACCCTCTTGTCATTGGGGACAAGGCCCTTCTAGGCCAAGCGATTCACATGTTTACCAAGAGTTCGAGGGCCACGCCGAATCAGATAAGTGCTCTACGGGCCAGCTATTCCGACATGACGGGCCAGCCCCCTGTCAAATTCCCTCTCCCCTTTTTGCCAATTCCCTTTGGAAACGTACAGACGGCGTGTATTCCAGGAATTCCCTGTAACCCCGTCTCGACGCCCCCGAGCAACACCCTCAAGGCCTGGTCGAGTCGGTACGCTTAGAACCGTTAAAAAATAATCATTCTCCTCAGCAGAGCGATGAATAATAACTCGAGTAAATCATCGAGTGATTCCAATGGGGCCGTTACCCTCTTTTTTCAGGGCCTTATTCTTGTGGGAGGACTCATAGGGTTGTACTATTTGTATCAGTATCTCTTCTCGGCGTCGACGATGCAGTCCAGTGTCCTGATAGGGTCCAAAACCGCGGCAAATCCGACCGTCCCCATCACGATTCAGTCGTCGAATCTCCCTCCCCTGTACGAGGGTGGCGAGTTTAGCATATCCATGTGGCTCTATGTCCAGAACTGGGGCGTTCGGTCCGGATATAACAAGCATATTATGAGCATTGGCGGCAATACGCTTGATACGATCCGCATCTATTTGGGGGCCAACAAGCCGGCCCTGCGGGTCCGCCTTCACACACGGGGGGGGTCCTCCAGTTCGACGACGTCCGGGTTCCAGTCGGGGCCCTCTCTTCAGGCCATGATGGGCGCTCCTACGCCGGTTGGTTCTTCTGCGCCTCCTCCTACCATGGCCTCTTCGTCCCCCGTCGGGTCCTCCCCCCCTCTCGGTTCGACTCCCGATCAGCCTACGGAGGCTCTCGACAATGCATCGAGGGACGCTCTCTTCAATACGCTCTACCCCGACTCGAGCCTCCTGGACGGTACGGCTCTCTGCGACCTCCCCGCCATCGACCTCCAAAAATGGGTCTGTGTAGCCATCGCCGTAAATGGCCGCACTGTCGATGTCTATATCGACGGCAAACTCGCCCGGTCCTGTGTTCTGCCGGCCCTCTACAAGGTCGACGGGGGCGGCTATACCGCGGACCTGCTCGATTACGGAGGGTTCGGAGGGTACGTGAACTCTATTCAAATGTACAATTACGCCCTGAACCCCAACACCGTCTATAACCTATACATGGGTGGACCGAACCCTATTACCTCTCTGGGTAGCTACTTGTCATCCTTTTTTGTCCCGAGCCCGAGCCAGGGCACCTAATTTTCCCCCTCCCCGATAGGAATGGACTTAAATGATGGCACGGCAAAACCGGCCCCCTGGTACCTAGAGATTATGATAAGTCTCGCGGCGGTCGTGATTCTCTACATTGCGTTCGGCTCTTTGAACGCCATCTACACCTATATGAACCGCATGTCGCTCAACCGAACGACGCTGTTGCCCCTGACTTATACGACCAATACCAAGACGTATCAAATCGAGCAGAATCCGAATCTACCAAAGTCCAAACCCCTGGCCTTGTCCGACAATGAGCGCACGGGCGTCGAGTTCACCTATTCGTTTTTTCTCAACGTCGACCCCTCCACCTTCCGCCAAGAGCAGGGGCTTCTTCACATCTTTCACAAGGGAAACCCGGGCCAGTTCCCCCTGCTGGGCCCGGGCGTCTTTATGAGCAGTCACACGAATACACTGCGGGTCTACATGAACACCTACAAGACCTGGAACACCTATACGGAGGTGGACAATTTCCCCATCAACAAGTTTGTCCATGTGGCCCTCGTGAGTCACTCGACTCACTTGGAGGTCTACATCAACGGGAATTTGAAGAAGCGCCTGGATTATGGGGGGTTTCTGCCGTATCAGAATTATCAGAACATCTGCGCCTTTTCGCAGAGGCGCATTTCACTCAAGGCGTCTGTGATTCCCTCCCTCAATGGAGAGGACCTGGACGTCTTTGGCGTCATGCAGGGGCAATTGAGTCGTCTTATTTATTTCAACTATGCCCTCTCCTATACGGAGATTAACAGTCTATTGAATCAGGGACCGAGCACAACGCTGGCCTCGGCGACGCAGGACCCTATGGGTCCTTATTTGGAGGATACGTGGTGGACGACGAGGTATTAAACATCGTCATGGGATATTTTTGAGAACGTTCTGAAACGGTCTCAAAATTATGTACTATTAGTGTCCATGCGGATTTAAACGTAAGATTACCAATCATTCTAATAGGGAATGGGTGGAGGTGGTCTTTACGTCTTAGTATCCTATGGAGGTCAGAATCTCCTATTGAGTGGTAATCCAGCTTTTACTTTTTGGTTTAAAACGTACAAGAAATACAGCCATTTCTCCGAAGAATCCGTGACGCAGCCCATGGACGGCCCGCAGGAACTCTTCACGGATCAGCCCATTCAGGTCCGTCTGAAAATCCAGCGTGTGGCGGACCTCGTACGGGACATGTACCTCGTGGTGGACCTTCCGGACATTTTCTGTAAGTGGATTGACCTGAACAGTCCAGACATCAATCGCGCCTATCAGTACAATTTCAACTGGGCCCGCTACATTGGCTGCCAACTCATCCAGCAGGTCGGATTCTACATTGGCGGGCAAAAAATCCAGGAATTTGACGGGACTTACATGATTGCCAAGGCCCAGGCCGACCTCACGAATACGCAGTTTCGGAAATGGCAGACCCTGGTGGGGGACGTGCCCGAGCTCAACAATCCTGCGGCGGGCATCTGGGCCGGCGGCTCCGCGTCGGGCGGCTACCCCCTCGTCTATCCGGATACGGCGGGCGGGAACGTCAACCGCCCGTCCATTTTTGGCCGCCAACTCATGATTCCCCTTCCCTTTTGGTTCACCGAGACGACCTACGAGGCCCTCCCCCTCGTCGCCCTCCAGTATCAAGAGTGCGAGGTCCAGGTCACGTTCCGACCCATCAACCAGCTGTACCAGGTCCTGGACGCCAGCGGCGCCACGGTCGCACCCGGTTGGCAGGAAATTCCCGCCCCCTTAAACCAGCCCACCAACCCCTCGTACGTCCAGAGTCCCTACACGTGTAACAACATCGGCATGTTCTTGACCGATTTCGGAGCACCGGACCCCCTCATTCCGACTTGGCCCCTGAATCCCCGCATCATGGCCACCTATGTGTATTTGACGGACGACGAACGGAAAATCTTTGCGAATCAGTCGCTTCAGTACCTCGTGCGGCAAGTGACGGCCTATTCGTTCACGATCGTGAGCCGGCAACTGGTAGAACTGAGAACGCACAATCCGATCAATCGACTCGTGATTGTCCCCCGCCGGTCCGACTTTCCGAATCGCAACGATGTCGGAAATTGGTCCAACTGGCCCTATCCGTCTAAAACACCCTGGATCGCCCCTGCGACCCCCTACCCGGCCTATATACTGACAGGGGAGGCGACGGGACAACTGATTCAAGTCGCCGGTATGCCCCACATTCTCCAGAGTCTACGGGTCTTGGGCGATGGCAATGAACTTCAGGAAGAGAAGCCTATCGAGTATTTTTCGCAGGTAGTGCCGTGGAAGTATTTGGACGGAGAGCCAGACCCGAATTTGGCTATCTACCCCTTTGGCCTCCATTCTCCCAATCCACAGCCCGACGGGTCCCTCAACTCGAGCCGTGTTCGTCTCTTACAGGTGGACCTGAATGTCCAGCCCCTCTTGGCTACGACCAACTATTGCTATATTATTGACATTTATGTGGAGAATTTGAATTGGGTGATGGTCCGTTCAGGCCTGGGAGGCCTCAAATATGCGCTGTAAGGGACTATATTTATATCAGGCGATATACCAGGATTATCGCATGAGCCTCTATACTGCCGTGAATGAACAGGTGGGGTCCCTGTTGTCACAGGGGATGGGACACGTTACAAACATGGTGGGACTTGTGCGTAATTATACGACAATCCCTTTTTCTGAATCGTTTGGTCCATCCGGTGCGTCATGGTTTTCATCCAAACAAACAGACGGGTCGGGGACTCTAGACGGATCGGGGACTCCAAACGGGGTGGGAACTACAGATGGATCGGACGCGACAAGTAGTTCAAGCACCTATACACCTATATGGCCTTGGGTCCTGAGCCTAGTGGGGTGGATGATTGCAATCTCGATAGCATCGTTTGCAGCAAATGATGCGATTATGCACACAGTGTATATCCGCCTATTATTGTTTATCGTGGTGATTTTATCCTATATGTTTAATCCATTCATATATTTAATCTTAGCAGGGTATTATATCAGTATTATACTGTATAATATTGTTACATCAAAGCCCGATATACTCCCTTACAATTACGCATTTCTTGTGCCATTGCGTACATCGAAGCGTGGAGAGTCAGGATGGGTGTCCTGGTTTACATCCTGGTTTACCTACTTTTTTGAGGGTGAAAATCCTAATATGTTTAATATAGTAACCACAAAAGTAGAACCTGCCTATAAACAGGCCCTACAGTCCGCATTTCCCAACTATGAGACATGGAAAAGTTCTGGAAAATTACAGAAAGTCATATCCAATGCGGATAAGTATTTTGAGGACTTGAATAAGTCGGACTATTATCCGAATAGCGGCGTGTCGGTGATTGCTGCTCCTCCTGCGGTTGCTTCTGCTCCTCCTGCTGTTGTTGCTCCTTCTGCTCCTGCTCCTTCTGCTCCTTCTGCTCCTGCTCCTTCTGCTCCTGCTCCTTCTGCTCCTGCTCCTTCTGCTTCTGCTGCTAGAACTCCTGCTGCTCCTTCTGCTTCTGCTGCTAGAACTCCTGCTCTTGGCTCTCTAGACAATACAAACAGGACGCCTCTTCTTACTGGAAGCACTAACAGGGGCCAACCGTCGCCTATAAATCAACGTCAGAGTACATATACCCCTCCTGATTCCCAAAATGGTATATGGAGAAACCCCGATGGTTCAATGAGATGGGAGCACTAACTTAAATAACAACCCCACCCTATAGGTAGAATGAGGCCCTTTGTTTCTGTCCTGACCCCCACGTTTAACCGTCGTAATTTTATTCCGATGGCAATCAACTTATACAAGGCTCAGACCTATCCCAAGGACCGCATGGAGTGGATCATCATCGATGACGGAACGGACAAGGTAGCCGACCTCTTTGCCGAGGCGTCCAAGACGATTCCCAACATCAAATACATTCCCCTCGAGGAAAAGTTGTTGATTGGCCAGAAGCGCAACCTTCTGAACGAGAACGCAAAGGGGGACATCATGGTCGCCATGGACGACGACGATTATTACCCGCCCGAACGTGTGGCTCACGTGGTGATGAAGTTCACGCAGAATCCAAAGGTCCAACTCGCCGGCTCGTCCGAAATGTACCTCTATTTTCGGAGCGACGGGGCCATCGTCAAGGCCGGTCCTTACAATCCGAACCATTGTACGAACGGAACCATGGCCTATCGCCGGGAGTACATGCTGACGCACCGTTACAATGAGACGCAGACGCACGCGGAAGAAAAGTCCTTCCTGGACGACTACAAGAACCCCATGATTCAACTGGACCCCTTCAAGACGATTCTCGTCATGTGCCATGCGGACAATACCTTTGATAAGAACGGTCTTCGATCCGCAGGAAACACTATGTTGAAGGACACCTCGATGAAACTGAGCACGTTTATCAAGTCCAAGGCGGTTCGGGACTTTTTTGCGACATGCTAAGTAGATGAATTCAAGTACCGTATTCAGTTTCAAATTAACATCTGAGCCAACACCCTATACACCTGTTCGGTATGACCAAATAGGGGGTGAATATTACGTAACCGTATCATATCATCGTAAGTCATTTTTCGGAAGTTATCCAATTCATACTATTATTATATACCACCCACTCAGCGAAGGGAACTCTATTCCTACGGCACCTGGTAGGTCACTTATAGCATCACAATCATTACAAATACCATTTGGTGAATATACAATTAGGTGTGCTCCTGGTATGAAACTTGATGAAGAGGCAACTCTCACTATAAGTAATTTGATACCAAGTGAGGAGGATGCCACCTGTCTGCGTTCAGGCACAATTACTCTTACAGTTGGTACGAAGATGTATACAATAACCCCCACCACCTTTTCGGATAATCGTATTACAAAGGCTACCTGTAGTCAGTCAGGGGGTAAACGTAAACGGCGAACCCTTACAAGGAGGAGATCCATCAAAAAAAAGACACGCCGTTCATTCTGATTATTTATCAAACCTATCAATAAGCCTAAAGGCAAGTCTGTGTATCCATCCAATGAATTACAACGAATCATTAGAACAATTACAGATAGTTAATAGTGTCTTCCAGAATCCAGTGGACACCTATGAGTCAACGTATGCCCCTTTGTGGGACCTTCTTCATGAGTCCGTTGCCAAATGCCCCCTTTTGAAGACGCCTCTTCTGCCCCACCAGGTGCGGATGGTCAAGGCCATGTATGCGTATAGCCATGCGATGAGGGAGGGGTATACCCCCGAGGGGTCGGTCCATCACCTGAAGGGGAAGATAGGGGTCGTGGGGGATATGGCGGGGTCGGGCAAGACGTTGAGCGTCCTCGGGTTTTTGGCGTCGCAAAGATGCGCTACTGCTGCTAGCAACAGCAGTAGCAGCAGTAGCAGCAACAGCAGCAGCGAGTACGTTCTGGAGTCGAATCGATTCTTCTTTTCCCACACAGTGAAGCCCCTTCAGGATGCCTCCGCCGTCTCGCTCGTGATTGTCCCTCCTCATCTGCTCCAGCAGTGGCGGGACGAGACCGCCAAGCACACCCACCTGTCCCCCTTTATCATCGACAGTCGGCGACTTCTGCGGAATCGGACCACGCCCGACCAAATTCGTCAGAGTTCGTTTGTGTTGACGACCTCCAAACTTTACAAGGACGTCTATGAATATCTAGTACTCCAGGCCATTGGACTCCAGTATGTGTGTTTCGACGAGGCGGCCAATCTGTATCTGGGCCCGAACGACCCCGTCCCGGTCGCAGAGTTTGTCTGGTTGATTTCCAGCCAATGGCTGTGCTTTTTGTTTAAAAATGCCTACTTACATAATACGGCGCTAACAGCTGTTCGCAACCAAGTCCAGTTACATAAAGATGCTGCGAAATGGCTGGATGCGATTCAAAAAAATGACGTCGTCATGTCGACCGCGATCGAAGGGTCGAGTTTCTTCAAGCATCTCCTTCCGTTTCAGCATCCCTGTCGAGGAGCCATGATTTTAAGGAACTCGACGCCCTTGGTTCTTCCCGCTCTCCGAGAGCAGACGATTCCTTGTAGCGTCAAACTGACGCTGGCGTCGATTCCGCCCTCCCTTCTCCAGAACCAGTTCGAGGGGCTCACCCACGAGCGCATCCCCGCCCTCTTTCAGGCCCTGGACATTCCCAGTCTGACACTCGACCAACTCGTGTGCCATCATTCGGAGCGGTCGACCCTCATTCAAAGCAAGGAAGAGGACGTCTGTTCCATCTGTCTCGAATCTCCACAAAACAAGGTGTTTCTCTCTTGTTGTATGAATGTGTTTTGCGGGGCCTGTATTTTGCGGCAACTATTGACGCACCCACAATGTCCCACCTGCCGGGCCCTGCTATTTTTGCCCAACATGCTCTCTATACGAGATTCATTGAGTGAGGTCCAAGAGCTCGAGAGCCGTCCCGAAGCCTGCGTCACGTACATTCTGGCCCATCCAAACGAGTCGCATGTCGTCTATACGCCGTTTGAGAATACCTTTTATCAAATTCACCACACTCTTGGTAAATATGGCATTTATTGCGAACATCTGGACAGTAATCCTGGTAAAATGAATCGGACAATTGCCAATTTTAACAGGGGAACTACGAAAGTCCTTGTCGTGTCGAATTTGAAACACATACAGGGGGTCACGCTTTCAAAGGCGGCACATCTGATTTTTTTCTACGAATTGCCGTTTTACGGACAGGGGCAGACGATGATTCACTCGGCCCAGCGGCTCGGGCGGACGGAGCCTCTGACGCTGATTCATTTGAGGGGGGGACTGGACTAGACGGCAAAGGCAATAAAGGCAGTCCTAGGGTGTCCTTCACCTTCCCGGTTTGATACGTCGCCCACTGGGTGACGCATCGAAACGGAGTCCCCTGTTCGTTCGAGATGCGGTTCATCTCCTTCCACGAATTAAAGAGGGCCGATTGTTTCGTCAGAACCTGCGTGTAGACGAGGGCCTGGAGGTCCGGGATCGTCGCCGGTTTCGGAAAGGCTTGGAGGAGTT